GCCATCCATGCTATCACAGTTAGGCGGCGCAGGTCTTGGCGCAGCGTCTCTATATAACCTTGCTAGGGGTTAAAGCATGTCAGTTTCTGGAGCTAAGCCGTTCAGCCTGCAAGCGCCTGAGGCAATTGCAAAGCAGTACCAAGGCAACAAGCAAAAGATTGCTCAGGCGATCCAGCTCGGGCTTGTTGACGCTACTGCTGGTACATTAGCCGGTATGTTTATTGATCGTATGCGGGCAGCTGCCATGCAAGAGCAGGGGGCTCCGCAGACTGTTGCGCAGCAGGTTTTGGGGTCTAATCCTCCTGCGCCACCTCCCGGTGGACCACCCATGGCACCTATGGCGGGGGGCGCTCCTCCTCCCCCTATGCCTATGCCCATGCCTCAAGGAGCGCCGCCCGCCAGTTCGGCAGCTCCTATGGGTGGTCCACCGGTGCAGGCCGCTGAAGGTGGTCTCATGTCTCTCCCTGTTCCTGACACCATGTTTGATGAGCCTGAGGGCACATCTATGGCCCGTGGCGGTCTCGTGGCGTTTGCTGATGCAGGGGCTGTTGATATGGATGAAATCACGGTCACTGCCCCCGAGCGTGAAAGCTATTATGGGTTCTTTAAGGACCCTACAAAAATGCGGGCGCAGATTGATGCTCAGTACAAACCAGAACGTCAGTACGGCAAAGAGCTTACAGAAATGTTTAAGGGTGTTAGCAGCCCTGAAGAGCTTAAGCGCCGCAAAAAAGACGATATGTACATGGCGCTAGCGCAGATCGGCGCAACAATGGCTACCACTCCCGGCGGCTTCTTACAGGCTGCTAGTGCGGGTATCAACAGCGCCCTTCCGGGTTTTGCACAAGCGGCTAAAGAACGTCGTGCTGACCAACGTGACGCGGTTAAAGCTCTGGCTGCGCAAGAAGGGCTTAGCAACAAAGAAGCTTTTGAAATGGCTAGGTTGGTGCAAGAGGGCACTAACAAGTACGGTGAGTTTGACCTTAAGCGTCTTGACCGCAAGCAAGCAAGAGACCTTGCTGAGCTTCAGGAAAAAGGTGCAAACACTAGGCAAGGTATTTCGGCTAGTACTAGTAGGTACGGGTCTGATACCGCAGCTGCTGCTACTGTGAAAGCAGCAGGGATTGGGTTTGAAGAAGAAAAGCTTAAACAAGCGGGTCTTGTTCGTAAGCTTGTATATGACCAGATTGGCCCCGGTGGGGCACTGGCTATCCCGTATTCAGAGGCCGTGCGGGCTGGTACGGGAAAAGAGTTTATTGCTGCACGGGTTGCCGAACTTCTTGGCGGTCCAACTAACAAGTATGAGGGTTTTTCAGCTAAACCCGGTTAAAATTAAAGTATAAAGAGGTTTAAATGCCTAAGTTTAATGTTACCGGGCCTGATGGTAAAACTTATTCTGTAAATACTCCTGAGGGAGCATCACAAGATGAAGCTATTGCTTACGTAGCGGACACCTACTATGGAGGTGGGGCTGCTAAGACTGCTGTGTTGCCTGATACTAAAGTTGCCCCCACTGCGCCTGTTGCTCAGCCTATGTCAAAAGAAGAAGGGTTTTTATCAGCCATTGGGCGTGCAGCCGCACGGGGTGTACCTAATCTGCGGCAAGGCGCAGCGAAACTTATAGAAGACTACCCAGAAATTGTAGGGGCAGCTACTTCCGCGCTTCCGTTGGGTAGTCCTATTGTTGGGCGGGTGACTCCAGACTTCGGAAAGCTTCTTGGAAAAGTTGTGGCTGAGTCGGATACCTATAAGGGCCTTACTGGGGATATGGTAGCCGCCGAGCGTTCAGCGGCTGAAAAGCAACTAGCTGAGATCGGCCCTCGCAAGTACAGCGGCGTGTTTGAAGAAAAAGGTATCGGGCGTAAAATTGGCTCTCTAGCAGAAACAGTTGCGGAGAGCGCACTTCCTGTAGGGGCGGGTGTAGCCGCTGGTCTTGTTACACGTAACCCCGTAATTGCTGGTACCGTAATGGGCGCAGGGAACGTCCCAACGACATACGGTGGCATCCGTGAGCGTCAACAGGTCGAAGGTATTGACGACGTACAACGCGCAGTCATCGGCACTGTAGTAGCATCCGCGTTAGATGTATTAACCGGTATCGGTGGAAAAGTGCTTAGTGGGACAGCAGCGATTGCTGCACGTGAACTGCTTGAAGCTGGATTAAAGCAAGCGGCAATTCGTATCGCCAAAGCTGGGGGCGAAGAGGCCGCCACCGAGATGCTCCAAAGCGTAGTTGAACAGGTAGCCGGAGGTGCCAATCCCGCTACGAAAAAAGCTATGCTAGAAACACTTGAGTCCGGTCTGGCTGGCGGATTGGGTGGTACTGTATTTACAGGAGCTACCGAAGTTGTTGCCGCGCCGTTTCGCCCAAACACCCGTACACGATTACGTGCTGACCGCGAGTTAGCGCGGCAGGCTCGCGCCGCAGGCATCGACCTCGATGACAAGTCGATTGGTGCTACCTACAACGCGCTTGTGGCTAAGCTTGTATCCGAAGGGATGCGTGAGGATCAGGCACTTATCCAAGCTAGCCGTGAGCTACCTCGTCTTATTGGTGTCGCTCCTGAAAATCTTGGCGAGGTTCCCGGTGGTGCCGCTACAACACCTGCGCCCACAGCCCGTGCGCCCACAGCCCGTGCGCCTACAGCCCGTGCGGTTAACGTCAATCAACCAACCCCTCTTCCCGAGGATGTACGCACACCACTTCAAGAGGTTACTCCCGAGGCGCTAGACGCTGCTCTACCTATCATCGACAACGAGTTTGAAAGCTCCGCGTTAGACTTTGAAGACGAGTATGGGGTCACAGAGCTTACGCCTGAAGTCCGTCAGGCCGCTGCTGAGATGATCGTCGCAGAGCCTAACCTTGCGCCATACGATGCGCTGCATAGTGTGCTTCAGACTGTTCAGCAGGCTGCGCCTACCACTACGGCTGTACCCACTGCGACCCCAGTTACGCCTATTCTCGATATGTCAGCTCCCCTTAAAGAGCGCACTGCGATTGCGGAGCAGCTTGTGGCAGACGTAGCAGTTAACGATGAAATCCTTAAGGGGCTTGGGATTACTGAAAAACAGCAAAAGATGGCTAAGAACCAGTTTGCTAGGGGTGCGCACCCTGATGCTGTTGCTGCTCTTACAGCAGTCCTTAGCAAAGCTCAGCTTGCTACCCTTAATGTTGCGCCGCAGCCTACTGTGGACGCCGCTGCGTTAGATACGGGTATTGTTGACCCCCCTGCTCCCAAGGAGAAGTTTACGGTTGAGGGCTATACACCCGCACCCGCACCTGTTGGCGCACCTGCACCACAAGTGTCGTCTAAACCGCAGTTCACGATTGACCCTGACCCTGCCGCCGCTGCGCCTCAAGCACAAGAAGAAGTCATCTCTGAGTTTGCGCCTACCGAAGAAGCCGCACCTATCGAGGAAGAAGATCAATTTCTGGATGATGACGAGCATCCGCTTATGGTTGCCCACGAAACAAAATTTGATGCGTTCATTGCAGGTACAGAGAATGCAGATGGTGACCTCGTAGGTGGTGTCGATAACACTGAAAACACTACGCAGGTTCGCGATCTAGCCAAACGTCTTGTTACACAAGGGGTGCTAGATGAGGACGACTACATCGCCCTTGACGAAGCAATTAAAGACGCTGAGCGAGGAGAAAAATTTGACACGGCACAAGAAAAACTTGCCGAGCTTGTAGAAGCTCAACGCGATAATCAACGCTATGAAGTCGAGGATAATATTCGCGAGGAGCGGGAAGCCGCCGCCGAAGCTACCCAGCAGACCGCCACCGCTGAACCTGCGCCTCAGGAGCAGGAAGAACAAACCAACCTACCCGCTGTTGTCCAAGAAAAGCCAAAGTCGTCGCGTAAGCTTGAAGCACGCATCACGGGCTTGGACTTTTTGTTTGACGATTTGGTAAAGCAGTTTGACGATATTGCTACAAATGATGAAGCAGAAACGTTCATTAAAAGTCTGATTAAAGAGAAGATTATCGACGAAGGTGAAGCAGCTGAAATTAATGAAACGCTGCTAGATAGAAGCCCAGAGGCTCTTAACGAGGTTAAGCGGGGTCTGCAGAGCCTTCTTGGTACAACCTATAACGACCGCCTGCGCAAAATTGAACGTGAAGAACTGCAAGGGCAGCGCTACCGCCGCGAAGGCACTGGAAAAGGTGTCTCTAAGAAAGCCGTTCAGGATTACGTCAATGGCCTGATTGCGAACTGGAAGGCAAACCTCAACGTCAACGTCATCAACTCGATTGATGACCTTCCTGCTAATTTAAAAGAAGCTGTCATTAGCGACGGTGCTGAAGGGGCGCAGGGTTTTGTCACTGCTGAGGGTGATATCTACATCCTTGCATCTAACCTCAACGAGGTCAGCGATGCTGCGTCTACCATCTACCATGAGGGTCTAGGGCACCTTGGCCTACGTGCGCTCTTCAATGAGCGCCTCGATAACGTCCTGCAGCAAATCTACGACGGCAATAAGAAGCTGCGGGATGAGGCCGACACTTGGTTTAATGAGAACGCTAACGCATACCCCGAGGACTCGAACCCCCGGCTGCGTGCGCTAGAAGAGGTTCTGGCTATCCAGTCAGAGGAAGGCCGCGTAGACGCCAGCATCTGGGCAAAGCTCACTGCAGTCATCAAGGACATGGGTCGCCGCCTAGGCATCAAGTCCAACTTCTCGGATAGCGAAGTGCGAGCCATTCTGGCTATGGCACACGACCAGATCATTAACGGCCCCCGTGAAAGCGCTGTCGTTAAGGGCCTGCGCTACATGATCAATGCGTGGCACGGAGGGCCATACGATTTCGATAGGTTCAGCCTTGAGCATATTGGAGCAGGTGAAGGCGCACAGGTCTATGGATGGGGGATGTACTTTAGCTCTGAACCATCTATTGCCGCATGGTATCGGGATAAACTTTCAACAAAAAGCCAGCAAATTGCAGGCATGTCTGTCAAGGATTGGTTCAACAAAAACCAGCCAATGATGACTATTACAAACCCTGCGGTTACCGAAGCTGCGGCTAGAACTGGAAGACCTGCTGGGCGGAAACTAGCTGAAGAGTTTGGTTTGCCTATTTTTGTTAAGGTTCCACTTATTGATCAAGACACTGCTGATCGAATTACAGATACTATAAACGATACTTCGTATACCGCTAATGAAAGTTACTTTAATTTGCTTGATGCTTTTTCAAGCTACATAGAAGACGCACAAAGAACAACTGATATAAATGGCCCTGTTGATAACGACGTACTTAAAGAACAATCTTTAGAAATGCGTCAATATTTAGCAGCTATAGATATTTTAAGAAAAATGCACTCGCTTGTACGACCTGTTTCTGCGGGTAAGTTGTACAATGTTAATATCGATACTGACCAAGATCACATGCTTGATTGGGATAGCCCAATTATACAGCAGTCAAAATATGTTCAAGAACGAGTAAAGCAACTCTATGATAGCAACCCAGCTATAGGTGATATGCCATTTAATTTTGTAGGATTGCTACCGGGACAAACTTTTTATTACTCGCTAGCTACAGCACTTGGTTCCGATAAGGCAGCATCTAAAGCCCTGCTTGGGGTAGGTATCACTGGCAATACGTTTATTGGGCGTACTTCTGGTGAACGTAACTACGTCGTCTTTGACGACCAAGCCGTCGCTGTTGCTAACAAGTACCAGCGTAAGAAGAAGACTGCCCCCAACAAAGAACTGCTGCGAGCCGAGCAGATGCTTGCGCGTTCGCGTAATCCCGGCGATCTTAATCAGGCTACTTCGGTCATCATGAAGGTGCAGCGCAGCAAGCGCCGCCTAGATAACCTCATGGACATCATCCCGAATGTTATCTCGACCAAGAGTGGTCGGTATATGCTGCAGTTCCTTATCCCTGCGGATGTAGTTCGTTTGGCTAAGCGTGCATCCCCTGCTCTTGGTAGTCGCCTTGATAAGGTAGCATCGGCTATGGCCGAGATGCGCGAGGCCCGCTCTGCAATGCAGGTGAAGGTGCAAGATGAGGCGTACCGCTGGAACAAGTTTAATGTGCGGTTCAAGGAAGGCGCTCGGTTCTTATCAGACCTGATCAACCTTGCTACCCTGTATAATATCGACCCTCGCCTTGCAGACAATGCTCAAGACTTCCTTGCGCAGGATACAAAGATCAAGGCGATCAAGGCTGATGCTAAGCTTGGCGCTATCGCCAAAAACAATCGTATCAAGACCCGTACTGCCCTAGTTGAAGCTGTCTATAAACGCTGGAACGCTCTTGCTAGCCCTGCTAATGGCAAAGGTGAAGGCCGGAAAATCTTTGATATGGCCGCTAAAGCCTATCGGAGAGTCTTCGACCGACAACTGGCTGGGATGATAACCCGTATCGAACAGTCGGAGCTATCCGACGTCCGTAAGATTGCTGCTATTAAGTCGGTGAAGGCTCTGTTTGCAGAGGCTGAGAAGATCGGTCTTTACTTCCCGCTTGGGCGTGAAGGCGACTTTTGGCTGCGCATCGGTGCAGGCAAAGACCGTGAGTACCACAAGTTCACAAGCCAGATCGAACGCGACCTTGCTATGCGCGAGCGTCACGATGAGATGGTCTCTAAAGGTGAGAAGCGCTCCCTTGACGACCTCATCTATGCTGGCGAGATCAGTTCCGGCGACAACGCAAACACCCTCCAAGATGATGTGGTCAATAACGACTCCACCCGTCTGCTGCAGGGTATCCTTAACGAACTAGATGCAGGGAAATTCTCAGACCTTAAGGCTGTCAGAGAGCAGCTGACACAAATGTACCTGCAGACGATGCCACAGTCCGCACAGTCTGCAGCTATGCAGCGTCGGGAAGGCATCACGGGTTTCACAGCTAACACCCTGCGGACCTTTGTCACTACCCAGAGCGCTGCGGCTAGCCGCCTTGCACGTCTTGAGCACTCCGACAATATCCGTAACAATCTGGCTACGGCCTACGCTCTTATTCAGAACGATCCTGAGCAAGACAAGTTGAAGCCCTATGTCGATCAGATGGCCGAGTTTGCAGGGCGTCAGCTGGCTCCTACTCAGGGCGAGCCTTGGATGGAGTTTCTAGCTACCGCAGCAAACCGCGCTACGTTCCTGTACATGCTGACAAGCCTTAAGACGGCTCTCATTAACCCTCTGCAGCTTTCGACTGTAGGTATGTCAGTATTGATCCGTGATTATGGATTTAGGGGTCCAGCGCTAGCTTTCCGCACCATGACTAACTTCTACAATCTGCTGGGTACGGCAAAGCTCGATGAAGATGGCAATGTCATCACTAAGTACGGTCAGCCATCTATGAGTGATGGTGGCTACATTAACGATGAGCCTAACCCCGAGATGCGGAGATTTCTTAAGGCTCTATGGAACGATGGCAACGAGCGAGGAGCATTCTCAAACAACTTCACTGGTGACATCACGGGTGATCGGCAGCTAGACGTTGGGGTCTATGATAATCCGGTGCTTGAGAGCACTCGTAAGACCCTCAGCTTTGTGCATAACTTCATGACGGGCGCAGGCTTCCACACCGAGCGTATAACGCGTGAAGTGATGTTCATGTCCGCTGGTAGGCTTGAATATGAGAAACTGCGCAAGGCAGGTGTCAGCGAAGCGGACGCTACCAAACGTGCGAAGCAGAAGGGGGCCGAACTAACTATCGAAGCCCTATTCGACTACGGTCAGGATGCAAAGCCTATGGTGGCTCGCGGTCCTATCGGTCGCATCATCTTCCAGTTTGCCACCTTCACGATGAATATGTCTTCGCTGCTAATCAGGAATTTCTATAACACTGTTAGGCTTAAGTCATCGTTGCAAGAGCGTCGTGATGCTTCAATCCTGTTCTTCGGTACGCTGATTAGCAATTTTATGTGGGCAGGTGCCACAGGGCTTCCGCTCTACAGCCTATTCATGGGCGTTGCTGATCTTGCCCGAGAACTGTTCCGTCCTCTCCTTGAGGATGAGGATGAAGACCCCCGTATGTATAATGCGGAGTCGGGTAACCCTATGGCCTACGCAAGTATGGACCTCTGGTTCCGTCAGTGGTTCCTACCTAATATGCTAGGTGATGAGGGTGCGCAGCGGGCTGTAGAGATGGGTCCAATCTCAGCTGCTACTGACCTCAATTTTAACGCGTCCATGTCGCTTAATCAGATGTTCTTCCGTGACGAGCAGCCCGCCGAGAACGTCGCTGATGCCGTTCAAACCCTAATTATAAGTACGGGGATGGGTGCCTTTGGGGGCATGGTTAAGCAGATGTCGGATGGTATCAACTATATGCTTGAAGGTAGGGGCGACCGTGCGGCTGAAAAGCTCATGCCCTATAACTTCCTGCGCCAACCTCTTATTGCTGCAAGGCTTCAAAGCGAAGGGTACATTACACCTAGTGGTCTAGAGCTTAAGCCTGCGGAGTTCTACACTATAGGTAAGATCATTGGGCAAGCGACAGGCCTCGGTTCGACTGAAGTGGCAGAAGCGCAGAAGCGCAACATTCTGTTCTCTCGTGCGACTGATAAGGTCGATGCTGCTCGGTCAAAGGTCATGCAGAACTATGGTAATGCGTACCTTAAGTATCTGTCTAAACCCACTGACGAGAACCTCGCTAGCTACGAAAAAGCTACGGAGCGGTGGGATGACTACAACATGGAGTATGGCGCTATTAGCCCGATCACTAACCCCCAGATGAGGGAGTCGGTTATGGGTCGTGCAGAGAGCCGCGCAGCAGCTAATCAGCTAGGCGGTATCCAGACAGATAAGAATAAGCGGATGATTGCACAAGATATGTTGCAGCAAGGGCAGCAGCAGAAATAATAAAAGCCCCCCAGTTGGTGCAAACTGGGGGGCTAATGGCCCTAAGGGGAACCAAGGAAGGAGCAACTTCCTGATACAAAGAGATACTCACTGACGCCAGACACGTAAACCCCTAATACCGTCGTAGATCACTACTTTCATCAAAATCTTTATCCGTAGACGTCCGCAGAGGGTCGCTACAGTCCTTTTTGCGTCAATAGTGTCTAGGCAAGGGAAGAACATTGACGTGCCCTTTCTAAAGGTTCGCCAGTTAATGTTGTAGTCAATCCCCGCTACTCTCATCGACCTGCTCTGTCTCCCCAACCTTTTCTGGCTCATCAATACCAACGAGGTCGTGCATATTGAGGAAGCCATTCACGGACGTGTCGAACACCAGCGAATAGACCCCGGGAGTGATAACCTTCATACCCTTCGATAGCCGCTTCACTTCTGTCGTGAGGAAGATACCCTGCTTCCTGAGTTGGTTCAGGGTTTCCTTGTAGTTGACCTGCATGTCAACGCAGTCGTTCTTGAAGTGCTTGGCAGCGATGTACATCCGGTGTGTGTCCGGCTCGTAGCGCACCAACAGTTCGCCCTTTGGTTCAGAGATAGGCAGCATCGGCATCTGGGTGCGTCGGTCCACATTATCATTCACGACAAGGATGTTCTGCATGTGGCGGTTCAGGTAGTCCCCGAGGATGGTCACGAGGTCAGTAGCTGGCGGCTGCACATCTTCACGTAGGGTCAGCAGCATCTGGGTAGCCCACTTGTAGATACGCACCATATCCCAGTCGATCAGGCCAAGCTTCTTAGCGATCAGGCCACCAACGATATTTGCAGCAATCACGGCAGACCAGAAGCGCTCGCGCTGCGTTAGCTTAAGCTCGCGGTCTAGCTTGGCTTGCACGGCTTGGAACGTCTTGACCACCTCTGCTTTTTCCTTGATGAGGTACTCGGCGTAGATCACACCCGCATGGCCGTAGTTGCCAAACAGTTGGTGGTCAAACATCTGCTTAGCGAAGTCCACCTCAAGGACATCGGTGTAGTCGATCTTGTACTCCAGCATCCGCATCATCTCGCCGTCTGGCGTGGTCTTTGCCTTAACTAGCTTCTCATAAAAGGATGCGTTTGAGGAGCAGAGGCTGATTGTCTGCCAGCGCGTGTTGTTGACCCGCAGCTTGTTGCCGCTGGCTTCCATGCGCTCCTTGCCCTTACCGTTAGCCATAGCGTAGGCAAAGTCAGAGAAGGCTAGAGGGGCCATGTTGGTCACCTCGTCCACTGTGTAGGGTAGGTGGTTGTACACACCTAGGCGCATGATGCTAGCGTTCACCGTGTCCTGTGGGGTCGTGCAGAGGTGCCTAGGGTGGCCCCAGACGCTGTTGCACATATGGAGAATGGTGGTCTTACCCGTACCCGAGTGCTGATGGATGACGTTGATGATGGCACCGCTCTGACCCGAGAAGCGCAGCAAGGGTGCACCGAAGGCGGTAAGCGCAGCGAACGCATTACCTTCAAGCCCTTCACGTCCGTAGAGGTTAAACACTTCCTTCCACTTCTCAAGGGTACCCACGGCACCCATGTGTGCAGCGATTTGCTCGGTGGTTGATGAAGGAGGGCTGTAGAAGATGCCCTCTGCGGTGACTTCCTTGTCACCTACGATGAATTTGCTGTCGTTGTCGGCCCAGCCGAATTGAAGTCTCATGAGTTCCGCCTTGTCACCATGTTGAAAGGTTGCGATTGCTATAATTAGGTAGTCACAGATAAGATCGAAGCGCTTCGCGCCAACCATCACGCCTTCGCCTGATAGGATTTTGCGTAGCTCTGCTTTGTCTGTGACTTTTGTATTAGGGATAATGAACTCTTTCACACCGTCGCTGGGTGTGTGCAGCCGGATCACTACGACATCTCGTTGCACTGGGTCGTGCATCCGCTTAACCACGTAGAGGTCATTCTCGTAGACGAAGATCGGATCACCCTCACCCTTAAAGGGTTCACGCCAGATGCCGCCCTTCTCGCCGCGATAGAACGGCTTTGGGTACTCTGGAATGACAACCGTCTCTGTCTGCCCCGTGGTCTTGTTAAGCACCTCCATCGTGCGATCTGCAACGGTAGCATGAGGGACTGTCATGCCTAGTGTGATGGGGTTCTTGATCTTCCCGAAGTGTGGGCACCCAGCGCAGCCGCCCGGGTTGTTCCGCTCTATGGTGGCGCAGTTGTGAGGCTGCTCGATGTGAGCGATCTTCTGCGCCGTCTTAACAGGGTCGTAATCAGGATGCTGGTTAGACAGCAGGTGAATAGACTTGTCAGCGTCACTACAAAACTTCGCTACGGACAGGGCGTCAAACCATCGAGGCTCAGAGATAGTCGTCTGGTTATTGAAGCAGTCCAGAAGCTGTTGGCACCCGTCACCCTTGGCGCTGCGCACCATAATCCGCTTAAAGCTCTTGGTGATGCTCTCTTGCATCGCTTGGCCTAGGGCGGTGAGGGGGCGCTTCGGTGGGAGGGGTTCAGTCGTGGGCATCTTAACGCCCAGCAGCTGGATAAAAACATCGAAGTCAGTCGGCTTGCCTTCATGGATTACCGATACGAGGCTAGGCGCAGCGCCCTTAAAGTTTTGTGTGCCGGGGATGCGCAGCACCCGAGACACTTCAAAGACTGCTTGGTCAACATAGAGGTCATGGGTGACACAGAGTTCACGTAGACGGAGCGCAACAGGCTCCCACTGCTCGCGGGCAATCTCTTCGGTCATCGGCCAGTATACGTGCAGTCCGCGCCCCGAGTTAACGAGGATGGGCTTAGGCAAGCCAACGGTCCTACAGAACTTCTGCAGTGCGCTTAAGGCCGTAGGCTGATCGATGTAGCCATCGGGCCTATTGGTTTTTTGGTTGACTACTGCCTTGGTAGGACCGCAGTCGATGTCCAGCCAGAAAGACTTAATGGCTTTGACGTTGATCTTTTTTCGGCCTGAGCCATCGATGTACTTCGCTACACCGAAGAACACATTTCGCTTCTGCTGCATCAGCAAAGCGGTAATTTCGTCTACTTCCTCACGGGTCTCAACGAGGTACTGCTTAATATTATCGACGCCCTTGATACCAAGCACGGCGTACCATCCAGAGGACGGCTGCACAGCGTTCAAGAGGTCAAATTGTGTCATGTGCACCAGTCAGCGGGGGCAACCCCCCGCATATGTTTCAATACCGACAGGCATATGCCTTAATCGAACTGTGTAATATAAGCCTTGATAAGGGGAACCAGCACAGGCTGTGGGCTAAATGCCCCCACAAACCAGTTGTATACCGTCTGGCGAGTAACCCCAATTTGTTGCGCTACCACCGTAACCGGAACATCGTGTTCAATGCACAGTCGCCCGAGACGGACACCCAGCAAACTGCTGGGTGCCCTTAGGTTAAGGTCACGTAGCCGAAGGCTATAACCTTGCGTCATATTCAGTCCTCGTCATCACCCCAAGCGTTCACGATAGACACAAGGTCTCCGGTTACTGCAGGGGTTTGTTCAACAGCAGCCTTGGCGCTGCGCTTGACTGGAATAGGGGCAGCATCTTCTTCATCGTCTGGCTCGTCAGAGCGCACGACAGCAGGTGCGGGCTTTGCTGCTTCCTTCTTAGGCTCAGCCTTTGCACCGTCCATAGCGGCAACGGTCAGCTGCACGTACTTCTTGGTCTCGGGATCAGCCTGTGCAGTGGTAACAAGTGCGTACTCGTCGTCGCTAATGCCGCGCAGCGGGGTAAACAGCAGTTCCATGCTATCCGCGTTCAGGTCGTAGCTGATGTTGGTAACCACCGTGTCAGGGCTTTCACCGTTGCCCAGCAGGTACTTCACGTAGCTCTCAAACGGATGGACGTTGCCATTACCCTTACCGAAGAGGGACTTGGACGGCACGTTGAACTGATAGACTTCGCCCGTAGGGTCGCCTTCAAGCAGGATAGCGATGCGGCGCTGGAAACGACATGCGCGGCCACCGTTGTCACCTGAACCCTTGATGTTCTGTGGGCAGTCGGTGCAGTTAGCACCTTGCTTGTTAGCAGCAGCCGCCTCAGGCTTATCGCCAAGGTTCGACCAACAGTCAGGGAGAGTAGCCTTGGCGTTGGGGTCATACTTGCCAGCATAGAACTGGCGCGAGACCTTAGGCAGGGCGTCTACGATAATGGCATTAAACTCGCCACGGATGGCGTTGCCGTTTTGCTCACCATTGATCATGCGCTTGAACGTACCGTTGGTGTTGGTAGCGATGCGGCGCATGTTGCTGGTAACAGCGAGGGTCTTAGCGAGACCCGTAAGCTCGCGCTTGCCAGTGGTCGAGACTGCACCGGCTTGTTTAAAGATAGAAAGATTGCTCATTGGTTCCTCTTATTTGTTAGTAGGTTTGCGGACTTGGACAATATATTTGCGGTCGCACTGCAGCCCTGCCGGAAAGGCTTCGGGGTTATCTTGCAGGAACTGCTTCATATTGCCGTTGTGGATACGCTGCTCCAGAAGTTGCGGCGCATTATTCTCTTTAATGAAGCGGTACATCGTTTCCCAATCACTCGTCCAATAGCGGGCGTTGATACGGCGGCTAATCGTGCCGCTGGGGGTCTTGATGCTATCAGCGTTCTGCTCATTGCAGACTTCCAATAGCTTGTTACTCACAATGTCGAGTTGGTCCTTAAGGGCAGCTACTGCTTCTTTGTACTGCTCTTCTTTCTCATCGATAGCGTCCCGAATTTTCCGATAGACGGACACCAAATCACTAACAGACAAAACAGTTTCGGTCATGATTGCTCCTTCGCCCTAAGGCTACCCACCATATCTTAACATTTTACAGTGTCAAGCGTCAGCTGTGGCAATCTGGCGATAGAGGTCGATAATTTTCTCGTGGTTCGTGATGTTGTTCTGCAGCATATGGTACAGCTTAGCCTCTACGTCACTACCCCGAATATGCACCACCGTCATAGGGTTATGCTGCCCCGGGCGGTTGATGCGAGCATTGGCTTGCAGGTATGTCTCCACACTCGTTACAGGCGAATACCATATAACAGTGTTAGCCGCCGTGAGCGTCAGCCCGTGCGATGCAGCCTGTGGCTGGATGATGAGCACATGAGGGTCCTTGCGGGTCTGAAACTCTTGCACGATCTCACTGCGGCGGTTCACTGGCACCTTGCCGTTAATGACATCACAAGAGATTCCTTCTTTCTCTAACCTCTCGCGTAGCAGCTGGATGGTGTGCGTGAAGGGCACGAAGACCAGCACCTTATGACTAGCTTCTTCAATGACTTCCAAGACGGCTGTCAAACGATTGCTTACATCGAACTCGATGACCTCGCCAGTATCCGAGTAGACCGCACCGCCGCTGATCTGTAGCAGCTTGTTGATCTTGGTCGCTGCGTTGACCGCACTGACCTCTTCGCCCGCTGCCTCAAACAGCATCTCATCCTTAAGCATTTTGTAGTAGGAGAACTGCATCTTGGTGAGCGGAGCTTCGCGCTCCATGTAGGTGACGTCGGGCAGGTCCAGACAGTCCTTCCTCTCAAACCGAATGGCGGGTTGTAGCACCCTGTGCACAACACTCTCTGCCTGTGGCTTCGCTACCCACTTAAACTGGGTCACCTTGTACATGACCATATCGCGGAACGAACCGTAATACTTGGGGCAGTTGTCGGGGTTCACCAGCTTAGCTAGGCCGTAGGCATCCAAGGGTGATTGTGCTGCTGGCGTACCTGTAAGCATCCACAGGCGAGGGTTAATTGCGGCAACAATGCGGTTCAGTATCTTCCAACGGGTCGTCTGTGCGTTCTTGTAGGCACTAGCCTCATCCACCACGATCAGGTCGAAACCACCATTAAGGACGGCATCCTCGACAACAGCCAACCCATCAAAGTTAAGGATCACGAACTCGCTGCCCGCATTGACGATCTTCTCCCGCTGCTTGGATGCGCCATGCGCGACAGAGCAAGAGCGGTGCATCGCAAAAGTAAACAGGTCCTGCTGCCACGCAGCCTTCATGATGGACAGAGGGCACAGCACAAGGACGCGCTTAATCTCGCCCAGCTTCATCAGATAGTCCGCAGCCCAGATGACCGATGCGGTCTTACCTGTACCCTGCTCGTTGAAGCAGAACGCCTTATCGTTAAGGGTAAGGAAGGAGGCGGTTTCTTTCTGGTGGTCAAACGGCTTGTGCTTGCCTGTCCATGTGTACCGCCCCTTGATAGGTGAGGGTGGGCTAGCCACGCCAAGGCGCATAAGCTCCTTGGTCTCCTTGAGACCCCAGTTCACTGCAACTTCATACGTGTTCCCGTCCTGCTTATAGACGGTACTCTTTTTGATGTTGTCAGTGATGATCTTGGGTTCGGTCGTTGTGACGAGTAGCACCTTATCGTCAACGCTTTGCATTACTTCTTCCGTTCTCGCTTGCTGGTCTCTGACACCAGATTGTGTTTGCTATCCCGCTTGAAGGAGCGGTTGGCGGCAGCGCTCTCGACGCGCACACCCTGCTTGTTATTGCCGCCCTTGTCGAAAGCCACCTTGTGGGCAACGTCCTTGCCATCACCCTTGCTGACCTTGCCCTCTGCCATTAACTTGCGACGTGCAGCGTTGCGGGCAGCGCGGTTCTTCTTCTGCTCGGGGCTAGCTTCGTACTTGGCAGCGTTCTCGTACTTACGGTCAGCTTTGTTCTTATAGGGCATGACTACCTCCGTGGGCGGTGATGTTCGCACTTTATCACAGGGCACCAGCCACACAAAGGCCCAGACTTCGGGTTCCAGACACCGTTACCCATCGCTGCTTCTAGCTGATCCAACTGCTTGTCGAACACGGACATATAGGTATCGAGGTTCTCACGCAGGTGGACCTTCTTAGGGAACTCCCCACTAACCACAAAGAGCAAACCAGACTTGATCTTGTTCACCTCGGGGAAGTGACAGAAGATAGCCCCTGCCATCAGGTCCAGCTGCTTCATGTCGGCGTACTTGGCGTTCTTGCCCGTCTTGTAGTCGATCATGGAAGCCGTATCGCCGTTCACGATCAGCAGGTCCACGATGCCGCGCCACCAGACGTTCTTGCCAAAAAAGGTAGTAGGTGCGTAGCCAGTATCCGTATGGGCCACACCCAGCCTAAGCTCGGTGTACTTCTCACCCGGAAACCTATCGAGTGCTGCTACTACGCCAGCATACTGTTTGAACTTAGGCGGGATGGGTGTGCCGTTCTTAACGAACAACTCGGCAGCTTCATGGAACTCGGTCCCATAGTCTGCTTCAGGACCAACCTCATCCTTGACATCCTTGACCACCTTGAGATGGAAGTACTTCTTCGGACACTGATCGAAGGTCTTGATGCTGCTGTAGGACCAAGCGGTCATGGTATGGCTACCTTCCTAGGAGCTTATTAATGACACCCGTTAACGCTTCGGATGCGGTTTCGGTTTTCAGGCCTAGGGCGGATGCGGTGGTGGCGGGCATGACGATGCCCCCACCGTAGCCCAGTTGGCTTTGCATGAGGGCGCTCTGCTGAGCCCCTTGAAGTGAGTTCTGCATGTTGCGGCTCTGAGCTAGGTAGGCGTCATGGTCCAGCTTGGTCCACGTGTAGCCGTCCTTTGAGGTTGCTAGTGCTTGACCAGCGGTAGCACCTTTTGCGTACAGCTGAGAGGCTCGTGCCGCTTGCTGCTGCGTTTCCTCTTCCTCGCGGCGGCGTTCGGGTCCGTTGACAAGCTCATCCATCACAGCTTCATGGATTTCATTCATGCGGATATTCTGCATGGCTTTCCCTATCGCTGCCTTGTCTGCCTCACTCCCTAGCTCTTCTATATCGTTCACATATTCTGACCAGCGGCTACCAAACATTTTAATGCGCTTGAACTCTTCGGGATGGCTCTCCATCCGCTTAAGCAATAGCCGTACAACGGCATGGGGTTCTTCACTCATGGGTTTGCTCCCTTGAGGGTAAGGATTTTCAAAGCGTAGGGCTTAGGGTTTGCTACGCCTAAGTAGATATCCTGAAGCCCATTGCG